GGTATTGCTTACTATCAAAGGCACTCCGAGACCCATCCACTCCAAGGCAGTGATTCCAAACGGCTCGTGCAGAGAAGGCATAATCGCGATATCCGCAATCTTCATCAGTTTCCATTTGTCCTCTTGGGGGCAAAAGTTATGCCATTCAAAGTTCGTGTATCGCTCCTTCATTTTTTTGATTTCATCGGCAAGCGGATTGCATGATTCCAGTGTCGGCGAAAGCGCAGAGATCAAAACAAAATGGTGATCCTGCATTTGCTTGATTGCCTCCAGGATCTGCCAAACTCCTTTGGTCGGGACCATGCGGCCCACGAATACCACCAGAGGCTTATCGTATTTCTTTTTCAGTTCTTCATCATGTTGAATGCTCTCTAAAAATTCATAATCCACTCCGTTCGGCACTACTTCCGTTTTATCTTCCAGCCAGTACTCGTCTTGTATCGCTTGTTTATAATACTCGGATACCGTCAACAGCTTATTGCAGGCATATAAGGCCGAGCCTTCCTGCTGGATATCGTAAAGATAGAAGGGATCTTCCGGGATTCGCTCATGCGACAAAAACAAATTGAGATGGCAGGATAAGAGAACCGGACATTTATACAAGGCTTTCAAATGCTTGACTACGCCCCATAAATTTGTATCGTGCAGATGGATCAGATCGAACCTCTCTTTCCCGAGAAAGGCGAGCGTGTTCTCGAGAAAAATATCGTCTGTAATCATCTTTTGCAAAAACCCGACCCTGGTTAAGAGCTGGTTGGTGTTATAAACCTCAAGCAGCCGGTAATGATTCGGCTCGTGCTTCCAATCTTCGGGCTGGACGCGCTTCTTTGTATCTCCCATCAAATAAAGCCCGCCCTCTTGAGTAAAATAATCGGCGCAAACAAGCGTTAATTCTATATCTTCGAATTTCCTAAGCTCATCGCATAAATAGTGGGTATGCACGCCCAAGCCGCCATTGTTATCAAAAGGACTGCCGTTAATGAACATGAGGATTTTAGTTGTAGACATGGAAGTTTCCTTTTATGGTTACGCTTGCGCCTTGCGTAGCATGAGCATTTTCAAGGACTAATTCGATCGTATTACCCACGATTTGAACGCTCTTGATCCTGACCAATTGCCAGCCTGCATTGTTATAAAAGTTCCCTGAAAGAAAACCGTCATCCTCGTAAGCGTACCCTTTCACCCACCAATCGTAAAAAACACAAAGGCTGATCATATTCGTGCTTAGGCCCGCGCTTTGGGCTTTGGCATTGTTTATGTTGGTAGTGAACATGATGTAAGAGTGCGCCCTTCGCCAGGATGAGATCGCTGCCTGCGGGACGTACAAAAGCAAATGTCCCATTTTGTAATCCGAACGGCTCAAAGGAATGACAAGCGTGTAAGTCGTGCCTGCCGGAATGGCTTGGTTCGTACAACCGAAAGTTCCTTCTTCCCGGCCGTCTTTTTTGACGACGTCCAACTTGCCTGTGATGGGATTAAATTTCATTGACATATTAAGCCTTGGTTATGGTGGAGATTTCGTCATCTGAATTATAAGTTAAAGTTAAAACTGCAACTGTGGCGCCGCCAGCTCCACCGGTTTTGTAAGTCACGGTTTCGATTTCTCTCTGGCCATTGCCTGAAGATACATAGGTCAAGGCGATATAATCGTAAGCTGGGATTTCAAATCCGATTAATTTTCTTAGTTCAGTTAAAATAGCGCCATCGCTTCCGCCTCCGACGTAGACATTACCGGCCCGATAAAATTTCTCCCCGTCTTCCGTTACCAGCCTGACAGGTATCGCCTCTTTGGGTTTTACGTTCTTGACGAAACTATCGAAGATACTCGTTTTGACTTGTTTCAAAAACCCCGCGCTTGAATCTTTGGAAAACTTGAACAACTTATCGAAATCAAACTCTTTATACCAAGCGGGACGCTTTACACTTATCTCATCGGGATGTTTCTCGGGTTTTATCTCTTTTAAATTGGAAACCTTTATCTCTTTAGGGTGTTCATGCTTGAAATCTTCCGTATTGGATATTTTTACCTCCTTGACACTGTCCGGGAAGTTACTGACAAACACCTTGGACTCTTTGCTAAACGCCTCCTGATATCTATCCAGGGCGCCTATCAGGCCGCGTATCTCATTCTTGATATCCTTAAACGCATGGGGGTCTTCTTGTCCTTGTTTTATCAATACATAAACCTTGCCGATGATATCGATGATGTCTTTCTGTTTATCTAATGATTGGAGTAGAAAGATATTCCTCTCCAGATTATCGTCCTGCGCTTCAGTACCCAATAACCTGCTTATTTTGTTTCTTTCCAAAAGGACTTCTTTTTTATCCATTGACCAAAACCTTCTCTAACCTAGTCTTTATGTCGGACAGTTCTTTTTTCAAGATGCCGTTGTCGTTTCCCATCTTCGCAATCTCGCCGCTCAATTTCTCATTTCTCTCACTGACTTCTTCGGCGTCTTCTAGAATCTGGCGGATTTCTTCTTCCTGCTTCACTTCCTCATCTTCCTCGTCTTTGGGAGTTTTTGAGCCAGCGGCCATCTCCGGAAGGTCAAGCTCTTTTCTTTTCTGCTCTTCCCTTGCCCTCTGCTCTAAAATCTCCTCCCAATCCTTGCCTTGCCCGGCTGCTTCGTCCGCTAAACTCGAAATATTCCCTGCGATGGCTTCTCTGGATGCCTTAACCTCTTTAAGCGGATCCACCCAGGACCAGCCGGGAGCTATCCATCTCGCCCTAACCCACCCAGGCCTATTTTCGTAAAAGTTCTCGACGTCCAACTCCCCTTTTAAATAAGCCTCTTCCAAAAGCATCTCCCATACAGGCTGGCAGAGTTTTTGAGCTAACCATTCCTGCCTGACCTTGAAATATCTTCTGGCCTCTAATAACGCGGCCCTGGCGCTTGAATAATTTGTCTTTGAAAAGTCTTTTGCGACCAACTCATAAGGAAGGCCTAATGCCGCTGAAATAGCCTTTAAAATTCTGTCAACAAACGGCTCAAATGTTGCGCTTGGCCTTTGCGGATTAAACGATGTAATAGATTCACCCGGGATAAGGTGCTTAATCATCCCCGGCTCTAACGACTCCACCAGTTGCCCAGATGCATTCTTCTCATAAGCAGAATTGACTGCCACATCCATAGATGACTCAGAGGTTATGAAAAGCGAAAAGCATGCCGCAATACGTGCGGCAACAAGCTCTGCCTCAACGTACTCAGCTAAATCTTTGAAATAAGTTAATACCGGAGCAAAAAACGGAAGCCCTCTTGTCTGCCCGGACCGTAAAACATAATACAAATGAAAAATGTTTTTTCTGCCATATTCGCCCTTAGCTTGAATCTCTATGTATTGCCTTGCTTCTTCTATCGACCTATGCTGAATATCTCCAGGATGTGTCTTTTGAATAAAATATGAAATCGGCTCTCCCTTTTCTCCGATTCTTACGCCGGACCGAATCGTCTTGTCGCCTCTTTTATCTGTCGGAGTATTGAGCCTGTCCGACTCTATCAACTGCAGGGCCAATGAATACGGCCTTCCCTTGTCTTTCAACATCAATGGAACGATTATTGCCTCGCCATTCTCAAGTATCTGCCTATCCACCAGCTGCTGGATTTCGTAGAAGTCCATGCGTTCTCCGGCATCGGCATACGGCAGCCAGCGCTTCCATACTCTCTCGGCTTTTTTTTGGAAATCATTTGCCAACTCCTCGTTTATACCAAGATCTTCTTTATCCGCTCTGCTCTGAGGCCTGATGCCTGTTCCAATAACATTTGTGGTCATAGTGGAAGTGATTCCGGCGGCGTGCGCGTCATTTCTATTTAGATCACGGCTGCGCTCCCTAATATCAGCTAACTCAGGAAGTAAGTCCTGATCCGCCGAACCTCCTCCGGGAAGCCATGACGATCTTAAGCGATCCCTGCTCGCTCCTTTGTAAGCGCCAAACTTTTGCGAGACATTAATTGCCTCCCGATACATCCTTCGTTTGAACCCGGCCTTGGGGGAAAAGAACGAAATAACGCTGTCTATCCCATTTGATAATTTCTCCGATATTTTCTGTTTAGTTTTCATGATGGATTATCGAACTTTGCGTAAGTTGTAGTGTCATTCGAGCTTGCGATTTCTTTGCGAAGCTGCTCACGCAAAGCCATTAATTGTGTTAATTCATGTGATTGGAAAGTTCTATTGCCGATTGTATAGGACTTATTGCCTCCCTTATCGAGGATAGATTTAATAGCAGTATTGCAGGCATCAAGCATCTCTTGGTTTGTCGGTACGCTCATAAAGACTCTCTTTTAGTCTCCCAATAAAAAAGCCCGCATCTCGCTCGTGCACGAGAAACGGGCTTCTTCTTGCTATTGGGCGCGCTTAAGAGCTGATCAGGCCCTTGCGCAAAAATCTATACTCCTATATTACTTGTAATAATTTTATTTTTCAATATAGTCGTTACTACAAAATGGAAAATGCTATTTTTCATAATCTTTCTCAATTGATTTAAAATTATATCCGCACTCTCTGCAGTAATGATAACGAACTGGAGGATGAGAACCATAACACTTTACATTTTTGCTGTCGCACTTCGGACATCGCAAAGGAATGAATATTACTCCGTAGTCTTGGTTGGTCTTTGTCGATTTATCCGATTGTCTTTGCTGAAAGTTGCTATCATTTCTTAGCCAGTTGCTTCTTTTCTCAAGCCATCTGCCCATCAAAGCCAGGACCCTTCCCGCCTGCGTATCCAGTTTTCTTTTGCATTTGTGACGTCAGTCGGCATTTGCTGATAAATTCTTACTCCATCATCTTTGCGCATGTTTAAAGCCCGGATGATATCAGCCGCGGCCAAAGCGTAAACTTCCGCGTCCAGATAGTGATTAGCGGATGCTTCTCTCTTTTTCTGCCAGACCTCTTTCGCGCGGCCGGTTGTCCTGTTTCGAATCAAAATCTTGTGTTCAGATGTAAACTGCAAAAGATAATCTTCGCTTGGATTCCTGAAGATATGCCATTTGCAGGGATTTTTTGAAATGACCAAACGGTTGATTTTGTCTTTATACTGCGTAACATTGAGATTCCATAAGACAAGCCCGCCAGGAATAACCGCTCCAGTCCTCGAGTTGATATCAATCTTATTCGCACGGTAAAAACGGCCGGTAATCTCCTCCAGGCCTTTTATCGCCTTTGTCTTATCCTGCCACTGGCGGCAAAAACGATATACCTCATCCGTCCTAAAACCCGAATCAACGCAAGTCATATAAACGCCGATCGTCTCCGCTGAACTAACCTTGCGATACTCAGTCTTGAATAAAACCTCAACAATATCTTCCCAGTATTCAACCCTGCCCGTCCGAATAAGCCACGATTCCTCGTAATAACCCCAGCCGCGAATGACGTAGTAAAAATGATCCTTCTGAACGTCGACGCCAGCCGTTAAAACCAGCACATCCCCCGGAATAAGGCCCTCGTCATAATCGCACGATAGATTGCGGATTTTATCAACCGTCGTTTCTTCGATTTTCTCTTCCCAAACCTCCGCGAGCCAGGAATTGACAAAGTTCATCAATAACTCAATATAGTCTTTTGATTTCAGAAACTCCGCCGCTATATCGGAAAAGGTAAGCCACGGCGAATAAAGCGAGCTGATCCAAAAACCTCTGTTGCGCGATTTTTCCTTTTTCTCAGACACCCACTCCCCGTTTAGCATCATCTTTTGCTTATAAGAATCATCTATACGGGCATTGCAGTAAAAACATTCATACCATGCAAGCCTCTCCGTTTTTATCTTCTCTGAAGACGATTCCTCTTTCGGCCATTTGATCTGACCAAAAGTCAAAGCCTGCATCTTGCCGCAATGCGGGCATGGAACATAAAACCTGCGTTGATCAGATTTATCATATTCACGAAAAATGTAGCCTTCTCGAGTAGTCGGTGTTGAAACCTTGATTGTCTTCCTATTCCAGAAAGTCTTCTGTCTTTCCGAGGCAAGTTTTATGGGATCTGCTTCACGGCCTGAAAATCTCGGATATTTATCAACCTCATCAAGAAATAGATAGCGAATAGGCCGGGATGCCAGATCAGCCGGGCTGTTTGAACCGGCAAAATAAAGAACCATCCTGTCAAAGTGATATTCAAGCCTGGTGATCTCATCTGCGTTCTCGGGAAGATAGCGGCTTAAAATAGGCGCGCCTTCAATCATCGGCCGCACACGATTATATGAAACGCTTTTTGCGTCATCGACCCGAGGAAGAACCATGAGCGTCGGCCCTGGATCCTGGTCAATAATAAACCCCAGCATGTTATACATCGCTTCAGTCTTACCGACCTGTGATGCGGCCATAACGGTAATTTCATCAACAAACGGATCCGTAAATGCATCCATGATGCCTTTAAGATACGGCGTTCTCTGCGTAGACCACTGCCCGGGCTCAGCTGAGGTCTTCACGTCAAGCCGACGAAATCTATCAGCCCATTCACTAACCGTCATCTTGTCCGGAAGAACCCACTCCTCCCTGGCATAAGGCTTGACGGTTTTAAGCACCTCTTTTGTCAGCTTTATCATTGCCTTTCACTCCGGCGAACTGATTGATAATGTAACGAATCTCCTGATCAAGCATTTCGCAAATTAACTTTGGATCCTGCTGATGCAGTTTTGGCGCAACGTGTTTCGGAAGTCTCAACAATCCTGCTCTTATCCCCCTGATCTGGTTTTTAACGATTGAAACGTGATCCGCGAAT